ACCTGCCCGTGGACGCCTACGGGTGCTTCACCAATGGTTTTTGTAGTTGGGGTGCGCACGGGACCGACCTCTGGCACGTCAAGAAGGTCAATCCGCAGAGCATGGTCCATCTGACAGAGAAACCGGTGGAACTGGCGGTACGGGCGATTCAGTTTTCATCGAAGCCCGGAGAGAACGTGCTGGATCTGTTCGGCGGCAGCGGCTCGACCATGATCGCCTGCGAACAGACCGGGCGCAACGCCTACTTGATGGAGATCGATCCCCTGTACTGCGATGTGATCGTGAAAAGGTATGAGGAGTTCACGGGCAAGAAGGCCCAGCGATTGGGCGGCGACGAATCGCCGGAATCAGAGATTACACAAGACCTGGCGGCGAAGGTGGTCGAGAGATGAGAGCACTGTTAATCCCCAAGCCAGCGCAGCTTTTCGTCGCCCTTGTTATCTGCGCCATCTGCGGGCAGGCGAATGGCGGCACGCTGCAGACGCAACCCCCCATCCGCGTAGGTCAAAACGCGGGCGCTGTTGTTGGCCACCGCCTGCACTCGACCGGGCAGACCCTGCGGCAGACTGGCGAAGTAGTAGCCCTCGCGTGCCTGGCCAAAGTGCAGCGGCCTGCCCCTGCGGCCGACCAGGATACGCGCCGGCCCGGGCCACATGCCGAGCACGGCAAAGTCGCCTTGGGCCTGGCTGGCCGCCCAGGCCAGGCGCTGGCTAATAGAGCCTCCGCATCGCGTCATAAGCAGGCCGAAGATCTCGCTGTCGCATTCGCTGCGGACGTTGAGGCGGTGTCGCCGCACGACCTGCCGGTAATTGCCAACCACGCCGTTGTGGACAAGAAAGCCAGCGCCGGCGGCGTGCGGATGGTTGTTGCGGTTGTCCTCCGGCGAACCGTGCGTAGCGTAGCGGCAATGGCCGACCATAACCACGGCGTTGCGGCAGCGGTCCAGCGCGTCCAGATGGACCTTCGCAGGGCCCGGCCGTTTGAACGTCTGGATACGTCCATCTTCGTCGAGCCACGCCAGGCCGAAGGCGTGTGCACCTCGCGTCTGCGTGATCAGGGCCAAGCGCCGCAGCCGCGTGATGTCAGGGCCTTGCCCCGCGCTGGTTATGAATCCGAATATGCCGCACATGGCTGCTCCTCTCAAAGAATGGTGTCGCGTTTACATCTGGGCGTCGTATTTGGCCGCCAACCGGCGGAACTCGCGTTTGACCTGCTCCTGCGGGATCGCGTCGCTGATCCATCCGTATTGCCGTCCACCGTGAATGCGGGCGTATCCGGCTCCCCAAGCAAGGTAGCCCATCAACCGCTCGGCCTCGCTTGCGCCTTGTCCGGCCTTCTTCCAGCCGCCCTTCAACTCGCCGGGATTCCACTTCGGTGCCCGCTTGCCGTTGATCGCCCGCTCCGCCAGACCCAGGCAGACCTGAATCCAACCGATGACCTTCGTGACATTGAGCGATCCGGAAAACACGCGGAATTCGACCGCGTCGCGTCTGCCGTTGGCGAGGTTGGTCAGGTTGAGTGCGTGGTATCGATTGCGGTCCAGCGCCGGTTTGGCATCCTTGTCGTTTCCGTACTTGCGGACGCCGCCGCAGTACATCCCGCGCTCGCGGCTCTTGGTGCCGGTGATCGCGTAGAGGCCGCGTTCGCAATATGCGACGATGGTCACCAGCCGCGCCAGCGCCGTTGCCGGCCAGTCGCGTTGCCAGCCGACGTGGACGTGAATCCCGCAGCTGACGTTGACGCGATGCCCTTTGGCCTCCAGCGCCCGAACCGCCTCGGCGACCTGCGCCAGGCCCTCCGGCCCGCGAAGGACCGGGGAGACAATCTCGCAGGCGTGGTAGCCGTGCGGCGCTCGGATCGAGGCGTCGCGTTCGGCCTTCCATCCCGCGGGCAGGTATGGAACCTGCGTTCCACGGTGGTATCCGCCGACCCGCAGGCCGTCATTTTCAACGGCGCTTTGCGGGGCTACCGTTTCGATCTCAACCCCGAATGTCATGTCGTTTGCGTTCATGGTTTTTCTCCTTCGTTTATAACCACATTAAGCCAAATGAACGCGAAGAAGCCAAGGGCTTAAAGTGCCATAAATGCTTTATTTGCAAGAATTTACGATTTGCAGCCGCCATGCAAAACCCGTTCCAGTCCGGGCTCTGAATGGGTTCTTTTTGCGGCGTGAGGTGACCGCCTAACGGCGTGGGCGGTTCACTGGAAAGTGGACTGAGGCGACTGAGAAAAACCCCGGCAGAGGATGCCGAGGTTTGGGAGGCGAGGGATTGGGATTGCGCTTACGATTTCTTGGCGAGGGCAAACTGGCCGCGGCCGACCTTTTCGAATCTGGACTCCGCGCCCTTGGTGTTGATCTCTTTAAGGATGGCCGCATACAGGGTATTTGCCGGGGTCTTTCCGCCCTTGGACGGCTGCCAGTACGCTTTCTGGACCATGGTCTCGACCATCTCCTTGCAGGCCAGCGGCTCCTTCTTCTCGGCAAGGACCCGGACGGCACCATCGAGGATGGAAGCCTTCTTGACCCGCAGTGTGTTTTGCGCAGGTTTGGCCGTGTTGGGCGATTTGACGCTGGCGCTAGCGGTGGCCGTTCTGGCCGAAGATCTCGTACCACGTGCCGACGTGGCGGTTGTGGCGGCGGGCCCGCGGAGGCGTTGGGCCGTCTTGATACGGACCTTCTTGCCCGTGGCCAGATTCTTGGCGTCCCAGCCGCCGTTTGGGTTTTCGGCGAGGATTTCGACGGTGACCACCTTGTCGGTGACCTTGGCCTTGTACTGGCCGCCAATAGCAACTTCTGACTTCTTCATGTTTGTCCCTTTCAATTGGAGGTTATTAAGAATTTCCCGAATACTTGACCAACAGGTTCAGCGCCCTCATGTACTCCTCAACCGTGCCGCCGAGGTGATGGGCGAGGCATTCGGCCATAGAGACGACGTCCTCAGCGCAATCGACCTCGACAAAATGGTCCCGGTCGCCGCCTGGGCCGATCAGCGACACCTCAATATGGGGGCTGCCCAGCTTGCGACTCATGTTGGCGTACTTTGCCGCCGGCATACCAGCCGATGGACTCTTGCCTGCGAGCGTGATTGCAACGACGTGCATGGTGATCTCCTTCCGTTAGCAATAGCCGTTTTCTTTTGCGATGAAGTTGTAGAGTCTGGCCGGGATGCGATCCGCAACCAGCGTGTCAAGCTGGTAGGCCAAATTAAAGGCCAGCGTCCAATCGCCCCGCTCGATGGCGTCAAGGATGTCCGTGAGGTCTTTGACATCCTGTTCGTACTGCCGGGCCGCGTCCATATCGCGGGCCTGCGCAGCCTTGTCGCACCTGGCCTGCCAGCGGGCAACCTGTGCGGTAAAGCGTTGGATGTCCTGCTGGAATTGCCGGTAGGTCTTGAGGTTTCGTTGTTTCTGTGCCATCGTCGGGTCTCCCGTTTTCAATTCGTATCTCGCGTATCGTTAATGCACAGTTACCTCAATGCCACGACCACGCCAAGGCAATTAACCCCTTATTTTGCAGTAATTTACAGATTTTTTGCCCAAGCGCAGGCAGGTGGGAGCCCCTGTAAGAAGAATCGGTACACTGGCAGCAATTTGGACTGAATATGGCGGATAACACCCTGAAAATTACGGCTCTGACGCCCGAGCAATTAGCCAAGATCCTGTCGGAGGCCTCCTGGTGGAAGGTATCCGCTCAACAGGTCCTGGCAATCGCGGAAAACGCCGGGCTCGTCCGATCCGACGGAACAATCAGCCTCGTCGAATACACCGCCTATCTGGCCAGGGAGGTTGTGCGTGGCAGCGATTAATCCGACCAAGCTTCGGCCCACGGACCTGACGCGGCTGCTCAACTCGGCGGGTTTCGGCGAGGTGATCTCGGAGCGGACGCTGCGCCGTCACCGCAACCGCGCTGGCTACACCATTGGCGACGCACGGACGGTGGACCTGTTTCGGTATACCGCTTGGCTGACCCAGGAGTATTCCAAGCCAGCGCATGCCCCTCGCACCTACGACGACATCCGCGAGGCCGCACGCCAGCGCAACGCGGAACTGGCGCGTTCGGGTCAGGACATCGGTCAGATCCCACCGGTCGTAAATCCGGAACGCAGGGCACAGGCGTGCGCAAGCTTTCGGTATTTCTGCGAGGTGTACTTCCCGGAGGTCTTTTACCTGCCCTGGTCGGCGGATCACCTCCTGGCAATCGAGAAGATCGAGCAGGCGGTGTTGAAGGGAGGACTGTTTGCGCTGGCGATGCCTCGCGGAAGCGGCAAAAACTGTTCTGATGCAGATGGCCTGTCTGTGGTCGGCGCTTACGGGGGCGACGCCGTTTGTCTGTCTGATCGCCGCTTCGGCCGATCGCGCCAAAGACCTCCTGGAAACCATCAAAGTCTGGCTGGAGACCAACGAGCGGCTGCACGAGGATTTCCCGGAGGTGACGGTTCCGGTTCGTGCCCTGGAGCGGATCACCAACCGCCAGAAGGGCCAGAAATCTAACGGTCAGTCCACACGCATCGAGTGGGCCGCCGACAAGATCGTCCTACCGACGATTGAAGGCAGCAAGGCCTCCGGCGTGGTGATCTCCTGTTCGGGCATGAAGGGCTCGGACATTCGAGGCCAGAACTACGCCCGTGCCGATGGTCAGGTGGTCCGGCCGCAGCTGGTGATGGTCGATGACCCGCAGACGACCGAATCGGCCTGGAGTCCATCACAATCCCAGCGCCGGGAGGCAATTCTGGCCGGCGACGTCCTGGGCATGGCCGGACCCGGCAAGAAGATCTCGGGCCTGATGGCCTGTACGGTCATCCGACCCGGCGATATGGCGGACAACATCCTGGATCGCGACAAACACCCCGAGTGGCAAGGTGAACGGACCAAGATGGTCTATACCTTCCCCGCCGACGAAAAACTCTGGGCCCAGTACGCCGAGACCCGGGCCGATTCGCTGCGCAACAGCGGTGACGGATCGGAGGCCACGGAATTCTATCGCCACAACCGCGAAGCGATGGATGCGGGTTCGGTGGTCGCCTGGCCCGAGCGCCACAACGACGATGAATTGTCGGCCATCCAGCATGCGATGAACTTGAAACTCCGCGACGAAGCGGCGTTCTTTGCCGAGTATCAGAACGAACCCATGGTCGAGGCCGAAGGCCAGGACATGCTCACCGCCGACGAGATCGCCCAAAAACTCAGCGGTTTGCAGCGCGGCTTGGTGGGTCTCAATTGCCAGTGGCTGACGATGTTTGTGGACGTCCAGCAGAAGGCCTTGTTCTGGATGGTGGCCGCATGGGAGGAAGACTTCACCGGATATGTGATCGACTACGGAACGTGGCCCGAGCAGAAGCGGGCGTATTTTACGCTGCGGGACATTCGCCGCACCATCGCCCAGGAAAAACCCGATGCGGGTCTCGAAGGTTCGATCTATTACGCCTGGATAAACTGACCGAGGATAAACTCTCGCGGTCCTATCGCCGCGAGGACGGGCTCAGGATGCAGATCTCTCGCTGTCTTATCGACGCCAACTGGGGCCAGACGACCGATGTGGTCTATCAGTTCTGCAGGCAGAGTGCGTTTTCAGTGAGGCTCCTGCCCAGCCACGGCAAGTATGTGGGCGCATCCAGCATCCCCTTCAGCGAATACAAGCGAAAACGCGGCGACCGGCTCGGACTCCACTGGCGGATTCCCAACACCACGGGCAAGCGCGCGATCCGGCATGCCCTGATCGATACCAATTACTGGAAGAGCTTCGTCCACGCCCGACTGGCGGTGGCAATGGGCGATCCGGGGTGTCTGTCGCTGTTTGGACGCGATGATGCCACCCACCGCTTACTGGCCGAGCATCTGACCGCCGAATACCGTGTCCAGACCGAAGCCCGCAACCGTGTTGTCGACGAATGGAAGCTCAAGGCCATCGCGCCGGACAACCATTGGCTGGACTGTCTGGTGGGCTGTGCGGTCGCCGCATCGATGGAGGGAGCGAGGCTCTTCGGCACCGAGGCCACAGATGTGGCCGCCCCTCGGCGTCTGAAGCTCTCCATGCTGCAGCGCCGCAAGAAATTCTGAAAAAAAATCCATCGGATGCGGCCAACCTGCCTCTGCGCGTACCGATTATGCTTATGAGGGCAGTGAGAACTTACCGGCGACCCGCCTCCTATTCCACAGGACAATGCATGGTTACAGCGACCACCTGCGGTCTTGAACAACACCGTCATCTCATCGCAGACCTGCTTTGCGCCTACCGCGTGCCATCGGCGGCCGCACGGGATGAACTGGCAGCGGATGCGCTGATCGGCCTGTGGAACGCGATGCGAACATACAGTCCCGATCTGGGACTGAGTTTCGAATCCTTTGCCCGACGGAAGATGCGTCATGCGATCCAGGATGGTCTGAGAGAGCGGCATTTCCTGTCGCGGCGTTTGCGGCAGCAATTCGGCGAGAACCCGCCCATGCGTATTTCATTCGAGGTATTCCTGGACCGGTGCGAGACGACCGGTCGCCAAGATGAGCATCTGGAGGATGTCGACCGCCGCGACTTGGTGGAATTTTTGCTCGGTCAGTTGAGTCCCCTGGTTCGCCAGTGGCTGGTGGAGCGTTTTTGGCAGGACCACACCTATACCCACATCGCCGCCGATCACGGCGTCTCCCGCAAGCACGTGGCCTTTGAGATTCAGAAGGCGCTCGAATCGCTCAGCGTTCTGGCAAGACAGATACTGGATTAGCCCATGGCCGATACCGACATCGAACAAGCCATCAAAGACAACGCCACCGGGCCCAAGCAGGCCTCGGGCGACGCCGGTTCAGTCGAGCAGCATTCGCTGGCGGACCAGATCGCCGCCGATAAGCACCTGGAATCCAAAAAGGCGATGGCCACGAAGGGGCTGGGTATCAAGCTCCTGAAGATCTCGCCCGGAGGTGCCGTCTGATGTGGCCGTTTAAGTCCCGGACCACCACTGTCCAGAGGGTCGTGCCGGTAAAACTGCGGGCCCGCTACGATGCCGCCCAGACCACTCGCGAGAATATTTGCTACTGGGCGATGGCAGACGGGCTCTCGGCCGATGCGGCGTCGTCGAGCGATGTCCGTAAGAAGCTGCGTGACCGCAGTCGCTACGAGACGGCCAACAACTCCTACGCCAAGGGCATTGTACTGACATTAGCCAACGACTGCGTGGGAACAGGCCCAAGGCTTCAGCTTCTTACAAGCGACGGCGGATTGAATCGTGCAGTCGAAGCGGCGTTTATGGCGTGCGCCAGAGATGTTTCGCTGGCTGCCAAGCTTCGCACCATGCGGATGGCCAAGGCGACCGACGGCGAAACCTTCGGGGTTCTGACGGCCAATCCGCTGCTTGCCGGCCCTGTAATCCTGGACCTCCATCTGGTCGAGGCCGACCGGGTCGCCACGCCGCAGTTGAAGCTGCTCGATGACCCCGTCGATGGGATTGAACTGGATGCCTGGGGTAATCCCGCACGCTACTACGTTCTGCGTTATCATCCGGGCGATCTGCGGGCGACGGTCAACGACTTTGATGTATTGACCGCCGATTCGGTGATTCACTGGTTTCGAGCGGACCGACCCGGCCAGCATCGCGGTATTCCGGAGATCACTCCGGCTCTAGCGCTGTTTGCTCAGTTGCGGCGATACACACTGGCGGTCCTGGGAGCAGCCGAAACGGCGGCGGACTTTGCGGCGGTACTGTTCACCGATGCCCCCGCCAACGGCGAAGCGGCATCGGTCGAGCCGATGGACTTCGTCGAGCTGGAAAAACGCATGGCGACCGTCCTGCCCGATGGCTGGAAACTGGGCCAGATCAAGGCCGAACAGCCCGCCACCAGTTACGCAGAGTTTAAGCGAGAGATCCTCAACGAGATCGCCCGCTGCCTGAACCTGCCCTACAACATCGCCGCGTGCAACTCCTCGGGCTACAACTACGCCAGCGGCCGCCTGGACCATCGCGCCGCTAAACTACAAAAACTCACCTTTGGCTGGCATCGCAGCCAAATACGCCCAATCGCTTGAAAGTACCCTCAAGAGTCCCGGTCGTAGTCGGACAGCGCACGCTCTCTTACAAGTTCATAGCGGCCAAAGCAAAAAAGGGCCTCCGGTTTCCCAGAGGCCCTCGGGGCGATTAGTCACGCCTCCGGTGGAGGAGAAAAGCTTCGAAGCCCTTCTTGCGTGGGCGGCACAGCCCGGCCAAAGGCGACGCCGCCCGGAAGTCAACCACCCGCATCTCTATTCAATGAACTCCGGCGGAACTCGATCCGCCAGCCACACCTTATCGTTGCCCTCGTAAAACGCCACACCCCCCTGATGGGCTTGCCCTGCCTTGACGATCAAGATGACCGGCTCGGAAGCCTTTCGCTTGCCCACGGCCTGGGCGGTTTCCAAGTCGGCGGACAGGTGGACGTATTGCCGTTCCATCGGCAACAGGCCGTCTCTCCTGATCGCCGGCAGAGTTGCGGGCGCTGTCCCGTGGAACAAGCGGGTCGGGGGTGCGGCCGGTTCCCGGCGAAGTTTCCCCGGCAATGAATGCCCGTACAACGCACGGATGCGGCCGTTGGTCATCTCATGCCGCTGCTTTGATGAGGCCGCGATCATCGCGGCCAGATCGCTCTCGCACAGGTCGCGCCAAGCCGGGGATTCCTGACGCAAGGCCGCCAGCAACGAATCGACGCTTACCCAGCCGTCATTATCAAGCTCAAGTTCGTACAGCCAAGGCTCGTGCCGGAGCGCGTGCGAGACCGTTTTGCTCAACTGCACATAATCTACGTCCATGTGCCCGGCTCCTCCGGCAATGCTTCCCAGGACTCGGCAATGAACTCATAGCAACCGTCACTTGCAAAATAGATACGGTAATGATGAAGTTCCCACTTGTCCTTCCAACCTTCAGCTATATCCGCGACTACGGCCCGCAGCCATTCAGAGTCACGGACTTCCACCAAAGTGTCGTAGGCGTTCACATGTTCAGGACGACAGGCGACTTCTACCCGGTGTGAGGTGGCTTTGGGGTGGATAATCTTCAATCCGCTACGGAAGAACTTGCCATCTCTTTCAATATCGACGTAATCGAAACGCAGGGTTGCGACGCCACCGTCGAAATGCATATCAACGCCGTGTTCAAATGCCGTCGAACAAACTGGAATCTTCATAAGTTCAGTAATCCGTGGCATGCTCAACCTCCTCCACCACTTGGACGAACCGTGGGTATGCCTTGACTGGTGAGCCTGTTGTTGCTCAATTGCCGCGTCAGATTGTTTTCAAAGAGCCCTTGTCCGGTCCTGTTAACGGCATTCCATTGGGAACGCGGGATACCAGCCCTCATGAGCGCCTGGGAAGACCGAGTGTTCAAAATCAGCGTATTGCCATCACGTATGATGTAGTCGATTGGAACATCAGTGGGTGTAAACTTGCCTGCTCGGAGAGCGCCAGCCACATCGTCAATCGTCTGTCCGGCAAATTGTCCGCCCTTACCGAACGCTTCGCTGAACGTCTTCTGAGCAAAATTGGCGTTTTCTATCGCCGCTCCTGGGGCAGCACGGGTAGCATCCGCAATAGTTGCGCCGCACGACATGGCCCCCTGAGCACACGCCGCAACCGCTCCGCAGAATTGACTTGTGCCCTGCAAGCCTCTGACGTATTGCTCTTGACCACTGAATGTCCGCCCGGTGGTAGTGTCGATGGATTCTTTGCCTCGAAGGTAGTCGACGCCATAGCTCATGTCTGTCAGGCCCACGAGGTCGGCACCGACCATTTGCCAATTGCACGCATCCTTGATGGCCTGATCCAAGTCTTGCCCATTGTATTCATAGCACATGAGGATGCGATTGGTGTACGGTTCGGCGACGTAACCGATGATCTTGTCACGAACTGCCCCGTAGCCATTCTCATCCACGTACACGATGTAATGGCAGTAGCCCATCATGGCGTTCTTCGCGCAGCCGGACGCGATGCTCTTGGCGGCCTTGCAGTATTCTTTGGCTTCGTTGGGGTGCTGGTTCAGCATCTGTGCTCGCTGATACTGCAACCAGTAGTTGTCCATGCGTCTGGTCTGTTCGTATGATAATCCGAACCTGCCGCCGACCATTCCGTGCTCGAATCGAAAACGGTCCAACCAGGACCACTGGTCTTTGTACAGACTCTTCAAGCCATACGGGTCGACCCAATTGGTGGGGTTCGACATGACATATTCATACAGGTTCATCGAATCGGCGTAACCGATTGGGTCGGTCTGGAGGAAGCGTCCGGTTTCAGGATCGTAGGTCCGGTTGACCATGTAATACAATCCTGTTTCAGGGTCATAAAGATAACCGGCGAATCTGTACGGGTTGGCCGCCGCCGATGAGAAGGAGGCCTCAGACGGTCGGCCGTATGCATCGTACAGGTAGAACTCTCTATCACTTTCCCGCCGGAACTTGCCGCCCACGATGCCAACCACGGAACCAAGAGCATCCTTGAGGTAATAGAAGTGGGTCTCCTTGGTTGTGGGCAGCGACCCTCCATCGGCGGCGAGGACGGCGTAGTCGTGGAGGTCAACCGTGCCGCTGCTGTCGTAGTCATACGTTTCGTCGTCCGTCAGCCATGCACTGGCAAGTCCTGCCAGTTCGAGAACGCTGTTCGGGTCAAACGGCTTCTCCGGCAGGAACATGGCCAGCACTTCATCTTTGCCGTTGCCGTGGACCAACGAGCGGGCCGGTTTCTCAGTGCCGTCGTCGGGCTTTTCGTATTCAGAGATTACCCGGCCAAAGGCATCATAGTAGTAATATGTTGTCTTACCGCCTGCAACCTTCTTGATCCTTCTGCCCAAACCATCGTAGCCGTACTCGACAATTGTACCGGAACTGGCGTCCTGGACCTTTGTCAGCCGATCGCGGTAGTCATAGGAATACTGGAAGCCATATTTGTCCCTTTTCAAATTGCCGTTGGCGTCATATTCGGGATAGAAGTCGGCAGACAGCCCGAAGGCGTATTCCTCGTGGATTTGCGTGTACTGGTTATTGTTGTTGTGCGTGTAGGTCTGCGTGAAACCATGCCCGCCGACAGCCTGATAACGATTGCCTAAGCGGTCATAGGTAAACTGTTCGTTCGCCGCCCCCGGACCTTGGGGCGTGGACATCGTGGCAAAACCGTCGCCCCGGGCTTTGCTCGGCAGCACGTATACGTTTGTTCCGGTTCTTCCCATTGTGGGGGCCGGGGGGCCACCGCCAAAGGCTTTTTCCGGCGGTGCGTATGCGCCCCCATACGGGTCGAACCCTGCCGAGAAGCTGCCCAGCCCCAATAGGCAGGCCATAGTAATGAACCACCGACCTGAAGACCGCATCTTTCTCTCCTTTCCACAACACGTTTTCCGTTTGCGTCCTATGAACTCCTCGCGACGATGCGGCACGGCTTCTCTTGAAAGTAGCCGAAAAAAGGGGCACCACCGACTTTAACGGTACACTATTGTTCCGAGTCACGTCAACAAGTTTTTTCTCATCCACGAAAAATCCGCCGAGCGTCCTACGAATAAGCGAACGAGGAGTCCAAGTGTTGATATGCTTTTATCCCATCTTTCAAAAAGTTTTTCGTGGCGGGTCACCGCCGGTTAGTACGGATTGTATTAAGGGGCGACTTTTCTTATGGAACCAGCGACCATCTTAACACAGCGAATCTATCAATCCGCCGAGGCAATGGCGACGCAACTGCTTGCGGTAAAGGGCTTGCACGCCATTCACATCTCGCCGAGAACGCCACTCAGGAAATCGCCCTTGCGGGCCTTCAGAACTGGCAGGCGACACAGAATATCGCATTCGTCAAGGTGCGGGACCTGTTGGGCATCAATCTCCTGGAACCGGAAGCAGGCGATCCGCCGTTTCTGACTAAACTCGGGACCGACGAGATCCTGCTGTGCGATGTGATTTACTGCCTCATCAAACCCCAGGCCGATCAGCAGTCTGTCACGGACGAACATTTCGGTCAGGCCTTAGGCGGCGAGGCGATCCTCTCGGCCCAGAGGGCCTTCTACGAGGAACTAATTGATTTTTTCCAGAAGCGCGGCCGCAGCGACCGGGCGCGGGCGGTCGCCACACAGGCCAAGATGATCGAGGCGGCGGTGACGGCCGTGGAAAGCCACATCGAAGCCATCGATATCGATGCGACGATCCGTGGTGCGATCTCTGGCGACTTGCCGGGATCATCGGTGTCGACCCCGCACCGCTGACGCTTCGCGAGATCCTGTGGATGGCCGAGGGCCGCCAGCGACACAACTGGGCCAGGACCTCCCACGTCATGGCGCTGGTGGCCAACGCCAATCGCGATCCCAGGAAGACACGCACCTTTAGACCCTCGGACTTTGACCCATTCAGAGAGACATCGTCGCACGCGGGTGTCGTGATCACCCAGGAAAACGTGCACCTTTTACGAAACGCTTTTTTAGGAGACCACTCATGAAAACCGATTTCTTCCACACCGTTCTCAAATGGCTTGACTACAACCGCTGGACGTTCATCTCGATTGTAGTCTTTGCCGTCATGCTGGCTGCCTTCATTGGAATCGCGGGCTGTCAGTCGACGACGGCATCCTTGTTCGCACCCGCCGACGGCAGCGCAGCGGCCAAGATCGACCGCTCCGAGTTCATGCGTCAGGCCAGCACGACTCAGAAAGACCTGGCCGTAAAACGCGTGGCCATCGACGCCGAATTGGCCGCCTACAATGAGGAAGTCAAGGCCTTCAATGGACGCGTGGATGCGGGGCTCGAAGACCTCGACCGGCAGGACGAGTTTCGGGCGGAAATAGTCAACACCGTCGGCCTGATTGCCAGCAGCGCCGCCGGAGGGACGCTCAACCCTGTCTCGCTCATCCCCATCGGCGTGGGTCTCTTAGGCGGAGCATTAGGACTCGGAGCAGCTGCCGACAACCGCAGGAAGGACAGGCTGATTACGGATCTGAAACAGCCTGCCGTTACCCAGGCCGGATAAACCGTCGGAGTAAGGCGTCATGGCCTCGAACACTCATGGTATCCGCGCCGGAAGGGCCTATGTCGAGCTGTTTGCCGACGCCAGCAAGCTCGCCCGAGGTCTGAAACTCGCCGAGCGGCAGCTTCGCGACTTCGGCGGGCGCGTCCAGGGGCTGGGACTTCGCCTCGCCTCGGTAGGCGGTGCGGTCCTGGCCCCTATGGGCCTGGCGACGCGGACCTTTCAGGGTTTCGACGATGTGATGCTGTCGGTGAAGGCGGTCACGGGGGCAACCGGCAAGCAGTTCGACACCCTGACCGGGCAGGCCAAGCTCCTGGGCCGAACCACCTCGTTTACGGCCGCACAGGTTGCCTCGGCGATGTTGGAGTTGGGTCGAGCCGGTTTTGCGCCGGACGAGATCCAGGCGGCCATCGCGCCCGTCCTGGATCTCGCCCGCGCCACCGGCACCGACCTGGCCCAGGCGACCGGTTATGCGGCCAACACGCTGCGGTCCTTCGGCCTGGATGCATCCGAAATGACACGGGTGGCGGATGTCCTGACCGCTACGGCCAACAACTCTGCCCAGACACTCGATGACCTCGCCCAGGGCATGGTCTACGCCGCCCCCATCGCCGAGGAATACGGTCTGAGCCTCGAAGACACCGCAAAGGCGTTCGGCGCACTGGCTAACTTCGGCATCAAGGCCTCGATGGCCGGCACCAACATCCGCAACATCCTCTTGCGGATGGCCGATCCCACCATCCAGAAACGCCTCAAAGGTGTTGGCGTCACCGTCGCCGACACTGCCGGCAAGATGCGACCCATGGCCGCTATCCTCAGGGATATGGGCGCAGCCACCGAAAACATGCCTGATGTGGAGCGTCTGTCGCTGCTGCAGGATGTGTTCGGCCTGCGGGCAGTGGCCGGTGGAAGTAAACTCACAGTTGCCGAGTTTGACCGCCTTAACGAGGCAATAGACCAGGCGGCCGGCACCGCCGACCGAACCGCCAGGATCATGGATTCTGGCTTGGGCGGCGCACTGCGCCGGATGTGGTCGGCCGTCGAAGGGATTGCCATCGCCGTCGGAGAGGCCCTCTCCAAGCCCCTGTCCCTCGTCGCCGACCTGATGGCCATGATCTCCAATTATCTCACCGAGTGGATCGATAAGCACAAGGCCCTTGTCGTCATCATCGGCGCCTTGGCGGCGCTGCTGGTCGGCGTGGGGACTGGGCTGATCGGCCTCGGTATGGCGATCAAGCTGGCTGCTTTTGCCATGAGCGGACTGCTGACGATCTGCAAAATGTTCTCGGCAGCCATGTCCGCTGTGATCGCGACCATGGGCGCCTTGCTGTCTCCCATCGGCCTGGTTGCCGGGGCGGTGATCGCCCTGGCCGGGGCGTTTATTTACAGCAGCGGCGCGGCCGGCAAGGCCGTGGCCTGGTTAGCAAAACGGTTCGGCGAACTCAAATCAGACGCCATCACCGCCTGGCAGGCGATTGCGGACGCGTATGCCAAGGGCGATCTCGGTCTGGCGGCCAAGATCGCCTGGCTGACCGTAAAGATGGAGTGGGCCAAGGGCATCCACGCCATCAACGGCATGTGGCTGAAATTCAAATTCGGGTTCCTAAAAATCGCGCACGGAGCGTTCTACGGCGCGCTGGCGGCTTGGGAATACGTTCAGAATGCCATCGTCATCGGCATGATCGAGGCGTCCTCTGCGGCGATCAAAGCGTGGAACGTCTTTGTCTCCTGGTGGAAACGTGCGATCAACTGGGTCGCCGGGGCGCTGGGCCGGGCCTTCAGTAAGGTCATGAGCATCTTCGACAAGGATTGGAATCACCAGGCGTTCATGGGCGAATTTAACCAGGCGCTGAAGGATGACAACGCCGAGATCACCAGGGAACTGGCCGCCCAGAATGCCGCCGTCGAGCAGCGTCGTCAAGAGATGCGAAGCGCCGCACAGGGGGATCACGAAGACCGTCTCGAAGAGATCGCGCAGGGCTATATCCGTGCCGGCGACATGCTCGATAAGGCCCATACCGCCCAGCTTGACCACATCGCCGAGAGCCTCGCTGCGGCGCGCAAACAGTGGCAGGAGGCCGTCGCCGAATCCAAGGCCACCACGCAGGAAGCCAAGGAGGGCGCGGCCAAGGACAAACGACACGGAGGCCCGCAGATCCCCAACTTAGGTGCTCTGGGCGGCGTCCAGGAGGCGATGACCGCAGCGATGGGGACATTCTCCGGGCTGGCGGTGGGCAGGATGAGTATCGGCGGCATCAGCCAGAAACTCGTCGACGCCAGCGTGGAAACAGCCAAGAACACCCGCGATATCCTGCGCGAGGTTGAAGACGGCGGCACATTCACCTGATAGGTAGGCACCATTGAGCTGCGAAGAACTGTTTGATTCCAGGGACGTCCAGCTGGGGGTCAATCCCACCGCGACGCTGCAATTTGTGATCAAGGGCACCACCGATCACGATGCAGCGCTGGCCGAGCTTAATGTGACGTTTACGTCGACGGTTTCCGGCATCCCTGCGCAGAGCTACCGGGTGGCGCCTGTCAGTAACGACATCTGGCTCGGCACCGTGCGCTACGGCACCAGCGTTCAGTCGACCGGCCAGACGCTCTATCAGTTCGATACCGGAGGCGGCAGCCAGCACGTCACCAACAGTATCGCCACGGTCGCCCGGTACGCACCCGCGGGACGCACTGCGGCGAATTTTCAAGGGGCAATCGGTGTCAGCAAAAACGACGTCGCCGGCGTCGATATAGTCGTTCCGGTCTACAACTGGAACGAGGTCAAATATCATGCCGATTCGGACATCGATGCCGCCTACCGTCTTGCGATCTTCTCGATTACCGGCCGAGTGAACAATGCTGCCTGGAAGGGTTATGCCGCCGGAGAAGTGTTGTTCATGGGGGCCTCGGGCGCAAAGCGCGGCAATGACGACTGGGAGATCATGTACCGGTTTGCCGCCAGCCCGAACCTGTCGGGTTTGACCGTGGGCACCATCACCGGCATCAACAAAAAGGGCTGGGAGTACATGTGGGTACAGTATGAAGCGGCGGAAGATGCCGCTGCCAAGATGTTGATTAAGGTGCCTGCGTCCGTGCACATCGAGCAGGTCTATCATTATGGGGATTTCAGTACGCTGAAGCTGTAATGGCCGGATACCTGCAAAAAGTCAACCCCGGCGACCGGATGCGGATTGCCGCACGGACGTACAACGCCTTTGTTGATGCCGCCAAAGCGCAGCAGATGCAATCGCTGGGCAACCAGTCCAGACCACGCAATGATACGCCCGCTATGACACTGGTGCAGGTCAAGAACGCCAGCGGCTCTGACTGCCCTCACTTCGGCGTTCTGGGTATCAGCGGCGTTGTCTTTGACCCAGTGGCTGCCCCCGATGCCTTCAAGAACAGCGTGGTATTCTCCGGGACAACGCCATCAGCATCGAGTCACGCCGGCGGGCGATTCGTGATCTGCGCTGAGCCGATTGCAAACGGCTCCATCGGCGCTGCATGGGCCGGCGGTGTCTGCCAGGTACAGATCGAGGTCACCGACGCTGACCACGCATACGCGGATGTTTCAGACGGTCTGCTGACCAAGCTGGCCGGCGCTGAAAGCGGGCCTTGTACGATCCTGTGGAAGCAGTCAGGGACCGGCACGAAATGGGCCATCATACGGTTTGGCGGGGCCGCTGCCAGCGGCGCTCCGGCCGGCGACCGGATCGCCTATGTGAAGACGCTTCCAACAAGCGGCAGCACCATCAGGTGCTATTTAGACGCCTATCCAACCGGGCCAGAAATCGACGTCTATTGCCGCATCTGGGCCAGCGATGGGAGCACGGGGAATTTCCTCGGCTGGTTTACGCCAAATGTGATGCCAGGGGACTACCTTTGGGTACAGCAGATGACGATTGACGAGACCACCTATTGGGTGAGCAAGACTGAGTTCTTCCTCACTGAAATCAGGGAGTGTTGACCGATGGGCGGAGGGCTCATTCTTAATCCTACTTCTCACGTGTTGCAACTCGGTACAACCTACTACGGCGGGCCAGCCTTGGGACGCTGCCAGTGCTGCAAAGGTTGGACAGGCATACCCGCCCCCGTCGTCTACGTCACGTTCAATGGGATCCTTGCTTGTTCCGTCGGCGGGGTCGGCGGTACTGGCCCCATCCTCAATGGCAACGTCTACGCGCTGGCATTCGATTCGGCAAGCTGTGATGCCGAGTATGTCAGTGTGTATCCACGACACAGGTGTCGATGGCGGTACACGGACTCGTCGGTTGATATCACGTTTCAGCACTACACCTCCGGCTGGCACTCCGAATGGTGGAACGGATCGGTCGAGGACGTGCAGATCAGCGTGGGGGCTGCAACCTACGGCGACAACGGGCTCGGTACTATGGCATACAGGAACGCCTTTTCGTAC